TATGGCACAACAATTATATTTTAGCCGTGATACGAGAATGTTTATTCAGTTTCGTAACCCTGCTGATAATACAGAGACAGCCGCCAAGTTAGGAGCTGGAAAGATATGGGAAGTGCCTGTTCTTGATGGATACAGCTTTTCTCAGACAACAAATACCTCCGAAATAACTCTCGCAGAGATGGAAAGTACAGCAGGTATTAGTAGAAGGGGTCGTCGTATGTTTACAGACTCTTTGGCACCTGCGGAATGGTCTTTCTCCACATATATTCGTCCCTTTAAGTCTAAGGCAGGAAGTGTGACTCCTGCTGGATCTGTTGCAGCATCTGATGCTACAGAGACTCACGCAGTAGAAGAAGCTTTCTTTGCTTCTATGTTTGGAGCGGACACGTATACAACTGGAAGTGGATTTACTCGTGCAACAAATGCAGCAGGCTCAGGAGGAGGAGTAACAGGAGGAGTTATTACTCCAGGTGCTAATAGTTCTATTATTACTATTCAAGAGTCTAACAGATCAGCACTTACCAGTTTTACTCTATACTTTATGATAGATACAGCAACTAGCAATCCTCTTGTGTACAGGCTTCCAGAAGCAATTGTAAACGAAGTATCTGTTGACTTTGATGTTGATGGTATTGCTACTCTTAACTGGTCTGGGTTCTCAAAAGAAGTACAAGACGTATCTGGAAACGTATTTACAGGCACTTCAGCTCCTGCAAATAGCGCAACTACAACTGACGGATCTACTATCGCTCTTGGAGATATTTTCATTGATACAGACAATGCTGCGGGAAGACAGTTTAACCTTGTAAGCTCTTCAGCTAGTACAATGGGTGTAACTGCAGCTATTGATGAAGGAACTACGAGTACAAAGAACTTTATTCGAAATCGACTAACTTCGGTTAGTATTGAAGCAGCAGTAGCGGCTGACAAAGCCACTACATTCCCAGGTCAGAAAGTAACTATTTCGGCTATGGATTCTACTAATAACGTTCTTACTACTGCGGCAGCTCATGGTCTTAAAACAGGTGATCAAGTATTTATTACTGGAGGAACCGGTGTAACTACCTTGAATAGTACACACCACTTTGTTAGGGTTGGAGATGAAACAAGCTCCTATAACTCCAGCGCTAATGCTACCACTGAGTTCGCGTTATTTACTACAAAAGCAAATGCAGAAGCAGCTAGTGGAACTACGGGACTTGTAACTTTCACAGGTACTTATAATGCAAATACTGCTACAGCTTCAAATGGTAAGTACAGCCTTACTTTGACAGGAGGTAACTTTACTATTGGAAATAATATCACGTATCTTGTACCAGAAGAACTTGGTGCTATTAACAAGCCTCTTGAGCACGTAACAGGAACACGAAGTGCTACGGGTACGGCAACTTGTTACCTAACACTAGAAGACTCTGACTTGAGTAGTGGTACTTCCCGTCAGTTCTTTAATGACTTGGTAAGCACGGGTGCTATGAGTCAGGTTGTGAATAAGTTTAAAGTAACTATGGACATCGGTGGCTCAACAGCCGCAACTTCAGGCAGTAATGATCCCGCGTTACAGATCGTATTCCCAACAGCCCACATTACGGTACCGACTCACCAGATCGAAGACGTAATATCACTTGAAACAAACTTTGAAGCACTACCAACAGACTTTGGAACTGCTGACGAGATAACATCACTCACCTACTTCCCAGTAGGCGACTACGCGTAACCAAAAAGGGGCTTCGGCCCCTTTTTTCACTCACCCCCCAAAAATAATTCTTGACATTTTTTGTGGTTTACAGTATAATTTAGTTTTTAAATAGGAATTTATCAAATGGCAGAAGCAGAAACAAAGAAAGAGCCTGTATCTCTAGCGAGTCTTATGACTCCCAGTAAAACAGTAAAAATAGACTACCCTGGGTATGAGGGAATGACAGTTGACTTATGTCACTTAGCAAGGGAAGAGCTAGTTAAGTTACGGAAGCGGTGTCTTATCTCAAAATGGAATAAGAAAACTCGACAGCCAGAAGAACAAATCGATGATGATAAATTTATAGTAGAATATTGTAAAGCAGTAATAAAAGGGTGGAGTAACCTAAAGTATTCATACTTAGAAGAGCTTCTTTTGGTGGATATATCTGGGCTTAACCCTGAAGATTGCTTACCGTATAGCGCATCAAACGCAGAGTTGCTTATGAAGAATGCAACAGACTTCGATACGTGGGTAACTGAAACGGTAGGTGATTTAGAAAATTTTACTCGGAACAAGTAGCTGAAGTACATAAGCTACTTGAAAGATACGTAAATGAACAGGGCCAGATGGATGTTGAAAAATATCTGCGTATATGTGAACAACTAGGCGAAGAGCCTGACCCCGAAAGAATGCCGCTCGACCGATCTGGTTTTCCAGAAGAAGTCCAAGTGGCATTTTTTATATCTGATCAAATGTCAGAAAAATGGGACGGAATGTCAGGAAGCTACCTAGGAAAGAATTGGTTAGAAGCGCAAGAACTATTTAAACTTTATGAAATACCAAACCCAAAAGAAATACTTGGGTTTATGCAAATGCACGATATGTATCTTATGAAGAAACGTTTTGAAGATGCAGAACGCAGACGTAAATCTAAAGAAAAACAACCCAGCGGTGGAAAACAGTACACCCATAATGTTAGAGGATAATGGCTGATAATATAGTAACAATTCAGGTTCGCATTGACGATAAAGGCAACCTTTCTGCTGTAGGTAATAAGGCTGACGCGGCCGCAGGCAAGATGGATAAAGCCAGTAAGTCAGCAGGCACCCTCGGACGTAACATGAAAGGTGCTGGAGAAGCTTCTTCTGGCGCAGGCAAAAACTTTTCAAAAATGTCTCAAGGCATGGGCGGGTTCGTTGGTGCTTATGCAACTCTTGCAGCTAACGTTTTTGCTGTATCTGCTGCATTTAACTTTCTAAAAAGAGCAGCTGATGTAGAACAACTACGAAAAAGCCAAGTTGAGTTTGCTAACTCTACAGGTACAGCTCTTCAATCAGTAACTATGCGTCTAAGAGAGGCAAGTGGGGGTATGCTAGGATTCCAAGAAGCCGCACAAGCTGCTGCAATAGGCTCGGCAAAAGGTTTCAGCCCTCAACAATTAGAAGAGCTAGCTATAGGAGCAGGAAAAGTATCTAAAGCTTTAGGTAGAGACTTTACTGATTCTTTTGATAGGCTAGTAAGAGGTGTGTCAAAAGCCGAACCCGAACTACTAGACGAACTTGGTATCACTCTTCGGCTTGAAGAAGCTACTAAAAGTTATGCAAAAGCTCTGGGGGTTAATGCAAAAGAATTAACAACGTATCAGAGAAGCCAAGCGGTTTTAGCAGAGACACAGAGGCAGTTAAATGAGCAATTTGGAGACTTTGACGGAAACCAAAATGCCTTTGTAAAGCTACAAAAAACTTTTGAAGATGTTGTAAACTTAGTAGCTGAAAAAGTTTTGCCTGTTTTTGAGTTTTTTGCAAACATTATTGCAAATAATATAGGAATAGCTATAGGTGTATTTGCCCTTATAGGTGCAAAAATCTTTGGTACTATACCTGCTGTTGCAGGGTTAGGGGAATCCTTAGATGAATTTGTTTCGAACGCAGAGCAAGGAATTACTTCTGCGACCGAGGATATGGATGAGTATTCCGAGTCTATAGCAAATGCAAAAAAAGAACTACAAGATCAAGCAGACTTAGCAGATAATGCTTTTAAAGGGGCACAAAAAGGGGCACAAAATGTTGCAAAGGATCTAGACGCTAGAAAAGGTTCGGGTCTTGAAGCTTTACAAAAGGGAGAAGAGCCTAGTAAGAGGCAGCTTGCAGGAATGTTAAAAGCAGCTAGAGACAATAAGGGAGAGTATGCAAAGCTTGATACCGATAGACGAGTTTTTTTCATAAAGCAGTTAGAGAAGATGCAAAAGGCTAGTAAAGAGACTAGTAGAAGTTTTGTGGTTCATGCGAAGAGAGCCGGTTTAGGAATGAAAAGCCTTGGTCTGAGCATAAATAAATTTGTAATTCTTAGCCTTAAAAAAACAAGTTTACGGGCTAAGAAAGTTTTTGCTGGTATTGCAAAAGGAGCTATAGGAGCGGGTAAAGCTATTGGTAAAGTATTTAAAGTTGCTGCTATTGGTACAGCTCTTTTTGGAGCATTAGACGCTATTGATAATATTTTGAAGTTTCCTATAACTTTTTTAAGAACTACTATAGATGTTGTTGTAAAACTAGGAAGTATTTTTCAAACTCTTATAAATGGTATATTAACAGGCTTCAATCTAGTAGCAAATAAAGTTAGATCTATTCTTGGAAAAGAAGAGCAAGAAGCTTTTCAACTTGACTTGATTCCCGAAGACGCAACCAATAAACTGATGGAATATTTGGAGACGCTTCCAGTAGTGGGTGAAGCTTTGGACAAGCTCCAAAAGACAGAAGATAAAAATACAGCACTAGCAAAGCAACAAGCGTCTTTAGAAAATTTAGGTGAAGCCGCTAAAACAGTAGCTGCTGACTTAGCCGCTGTAAATGAAGGTTTAGTGGGACAAGGAGCAAGTGCCGAATCAAGTATGAAACGAATGACTGCTATTGGAACAGCAGGCATTTCAGGTCTCGTTCGAAAAGCACTAAAAGATGCTACAACTGGAGAAGGCGATGATGCAGTAGTAGACCCAGAGGCTGCAAAGGCTGGAATGAAAGCGATTATAGATAAGCTTGGAGACGAAGCGAAAACGCTAAGCCCAAGACTACGAGCAGCTCTAGGACTCCCAATAGAAGAAGCTGTAAAAGAAATTAGGCTTATGGAAGATCAAGCTTTAGCTTTTACAAGCAATACTAAACAATTTACGGATGAAATAAAAGCTGTTCAGGAACAGCTAGGAACAGGAAACTTTGAAGCAGCCTTAGAGCTAATAAAGCCTTTAGATAACACAAAGAATAAACTTATAGAGTTAGCGGATGAAACAAATGAGGTTACTGAAGCTCAAAAAACTTTAGATGATGCTTTTGCTTTTGCAGGAGGAATAGAGGCTTATAAAACAACTCTTAAAGAGTTAATTGCCGAAGAAAAAAGATTAAAAGAGCAAAGACAGCAGATAGATATTCAAACAGCTAATACTGCTCTTTTAACATCAGGGCAGGCACAGAGAGCAAAAGAGCGACTTGACATTACAAAAGCTCAAAATGCTGTCGATGAAAATGCACTTGATATAAGAAGAAAGAGAAAGTTATTGGAAGAAGCCGAAGCAGGCCAAGGCGAGTTTGCCGATAACGTAGGAAAAAAAGAGTCACTAGCAAAAGAAATCGAGGATCAAGAAAGACTAGGAGAAACTCTAGAAAATAATGTTCGGATTGCACAAGCCAAAGGCGACGATATTAAGAAGTTAGGACTAACGATAGGAAACTCATTAGAAAGTAACTTAGCGGGAGCTTTTGAAGCGCTAGCAATGGGAACAAAGAGCTTTAAAGAAGCATTTGCAGATATGGCAAAAGCAATACTTGCGGATATCGCAAAAATGATAGCGAAAGCACTTGTACTAAGAATGCTTACCTCTGCTTTTGGTGGGTCGAGTTTCGGAACTTTCTTAGGTATTGCTCCACCTGCTAAAACAGGAGGAATTTTGGAACCTCCTCAATATCGGAACGGTGGAATAGCAAGAAACATGGACTACTCCACGGGTGGAGTTGCCAGAGGAAGTCAAGCAGGCTACCCTGCAATTTTACATGGAACAGAAGCAGTAGTTCCTTTGCCTGATGGAAGAAATATCCCTGTAGAAATGCGGGGAGGAATGGGAACACAGAATAATGTAACAGTAAATGTAACTGTTGATAATAGTGGTGGTAGCCAGCAGAGTAGCCAATCCGATTCTCCAATGGGAGAAAATTTAGGAAGATTAGTAGCTTCTGCTGTGCAAGATGAGTTACATTTTCAAAAACGATCGGGGGGTATTCTTAACCCCTATGGAGTAGCATAATGCCAGATATAGGATTCACAGTCCCTGGAGTTAGTGGACAAGTAATACCAGATAAAACCTTACAAAGACAAACTACTCCTAAAGTGAGAGTTGCTCAGTTTGGAGACGGCTATCAGCAAAGAATCGCAGATGGCTTAAATTCTGTTACTGATGTATTTACTGTTAATTTTGTAAACCGACTAAAGGCAGAAGCAGATGATATAGAAGCATTTTTTAGAGATAAAAAAGGAGTTACAGCTTTTAACTTTACTTTTCCAGACTCTAATTCTTCTTCCAATGATAGTGCTGGAAACCCTGTTACAACAGTAAAAGTAATTTGTAAAAACTGGTCACAACAGTATGGAAACTCTGGAAGTTACTCTATAAATGCACAATTTGAAAGAGTGTATGAGCCATGAGTGTAGAAATAGCTACAGATGCGCAATCGAGTGAGATAGCTAGCCCGATACTATTTCTATATGAAATAAACTTGGGTACGGGTACAAATAATACTTTATTTTTTCATGCGGGTAAAGATTTAGATGGTAGTGACTCAAACAAAGATTTAATATTTGATGGCAATACATATATAGCACTTCCTATAATCATGGACAATATTGAAAAGAAGTCTGATGGTGCAATGACTAGACCAAAAGTAACTATTGCAAATGTTGAAACTTTATTGAAAACAGGTTCCGCTTTTAAGACAGAGATGGCAGATGGAAGCTGGGATTCTTTAATTCAAGGTGAGAATGTAACTGCAGCCAACTTTCAATTCGAGAATCTAATAGGGCAGCGCTTTATAAGAAGAAAAACTCTAGAAAAATACACAGGAAGTGCTACACCTGTTGAGTTTCCTAAAGAAACATTTGTTATTGATAGAATTGCCGATAAAAACTTTTTATCTGTAACTCTTGAGCTGGCTTCTCCCATGGACCTAAGCGGGGTGAGAATACCTGCAAGACAAGTTGTGGGTAAATACTGTCCTTGGCTATATCAAAGACATGGAGCCGATCCTATAAAAAGCGCTTGTTATTGGAAAACCAATGATCAAGTAACTGATACAGAAGGTAATAAATATACTTTTTATTTTACAGAAGATGATGAGCCTTTAGTACACGAAGACCACTTTTACAATACATATTCTAACTCAAGAAAGTCGGCAGAAACCTCTACTATTTCAAGAATAGAAACAACTTTCGCAGGTAGTGGGTATAGTTCAGCTCCCAGTATCACTATTAGTGCTCCCGGTGGCGGAGGTACGACAGCTACAGCTACAGCCACAATTACAAACGGAGCTGTAACTGCTATAAATATTACTAATGCAGGAAGCGGATACACAGACGTGGCTACTGTTAGTTTTTCAGGGGGAGGTCCTTCAGCCGCTGCTACTGCCGTAGCTCGACACAATTTTGGTGCTTGGCAGGGAGACTACTCAAATAGCACTTCATACAAAAAAGGTGCCTACGTTTATCATGTAGTTTCAGGATCAGGAGAGACATGGAGAGCAGAGGCGGATACTCAAGGAGTCACTCCTTCAGAGACTAGTCTTAATTGGCAAGTTGTAAGAATTTATTCGACATGGAATAACTCAACAAGCTATACTGTAAATACTGATCCTAGACAGAATAGTTACGTTAGATATACAGATAATAATGTATATAGAGCAATAAAAGCAAATTCAAATGTAGCGCCAGGTACGGATTCAACTGTGTGGGTTAGAGGAGATAACTGCGGAAAACTTTTAAAATCTTGCAAGATAAGATACCAAGCAGTACCTAATAAAGTAGGTAGCACAGCAGTTCAAACAGATGCAATACCCCACGCTATACATAGTACTCGAACAGCTTTACCCTTTGGAGGCTTCCCAGGAAGTAGAAAGTTTAGATAGTGAATTTAGAAGAAATAGAAGAGCATTTTAAAAACGAGTACCCAAGAGAGGGCTGCGGAGTTCTAGCAGTTGTACAAGGAAAGAAAAAGTTCTTCCCTTGCACGAATGTAGCAGAAGAAGACGAAGACTTTGTAATTGACTCAAAAGAATACATAAAACTTCTTCGTACTACAGATATTGTGGGAATTGTACATAGTCACCCAGACGCTTCTTCGGAGCCGTCTGAGACAGACAAAAAATATTGTAATGCTCTGGGAATACCTTATTACATTTTTAGCTACCCAGAGATGGATCTTACAGTAGTGCAACCAAAAAAGAATCTTACAGAACTATATGGAAGAGAATACGAGTTCGGTGTTTTAGATTGTTTTGAGGCTATGAGAGACTATCTGAAATCCAAGGGAATAGAGATACCCCCAAGAGCATTGTTTGAGGATGACTGGTGGGAGAAAGGAGAGTTAGACTACTTTTCCGCAGAAGTAATAAAAGACTGGGGCGGGCAGCCTGTAGATATAAATACAGACTTACAAGAAAATGATGTACTAATATTTAAAGTAGACGCAGAAAGAAATAATCACTGTGGTGTTTACTTAGGAAATGATATATTTTATCACCATGCGGTAAATCGACTCTCATGCAGGGAAAGCATTTACCCTTTTTGGCATAAATGGTTAGTAGGAGCATATAGATATGTTGCGTAAGGTATACTTAGAAGGAGAGATGGGAGATAAGTTTGGAACAGGTTTTCAAATTTATGCCGATTCTGTCGCAGATGTTATGCGCAACTTAGAAGCAAATTTAGGAGAAGAGATTCGTGGGTACTTAGTAGACTGCCATAATAAAGATATAGGATTTGTTGTGGAGGTTGCGGATAATACTTTTGATACTGAGGCAGAGCTTTTAATGCAAATGCATGAAGGAGATGTAACAATTACTCCTATGCCGGCGGGCTCAAAATCAGCGCTTGGAAAAATACTTGCAGCAATAGTTCTTGTTATTGTAGCCATATATGTTCCCCAAATGCTAACACAGTTTCAAGGTGTATCAGTAGGACTAGGGGCACCTGGTAGTGGTTTGACGTTTACAGCTGCGAGCAAGACTATTGGAACATTTATGGGGCTACAAGCGGGTACGATATCATTAGGCTTAGGATTAATGGCCGCTAGTTTAGCTATGATGGGAATTATGCAAATGATGGCTCCAGATCCTGCAGTTGACCAAGCTATGCCTGAAACTTACTTATTTAATGGCCCAGAACAAAATGTTGTACAAGGAGATCCAGTACCCGTCCTTTATGGGAGACTTAGAGTGCCAGGACAGCCTGTAAACTTTGAGATAGCAGGAACAGGAGTTAAAAAAATTACACACAGTTTTAATGAAGACGGAAGCAGCTATTCTACAGAAAATAGTAGTGAAAGGGAAGAACAATAATGCCTATTAATTGGAGTGCCCTGGATTCTAGAAGTGGTTTTAGGCAAGAATATACTGCAACAAATTATGGGGCAAGCGTATCTCAATCTCAACATCTTCTTGTAACAGATGTAATTTCAGAAGGCCCAATAGGAGGCTTGGTAGAGGGAGGAACAAGTGTTTTTGTAAATAGCGATCCAATTATTGCGAGGGGCACTAGTCCCTACATTGCTCCTGCAGGACAAACTATTACTCTTACTTCAGGCTCTACTTCTGCAACCGTAAATTTAAATAATACTACTTTCCAAGAACTGTATACAGCCGACTATGGAAAAAGGTATCTTAGTATGTGGGGTGCTTACCCCGGTATAAAAGCAACTAGTTCTGCTGCTCCTGTGGCTTCAAATAAAACTGCACAATCCGAAGGTACAGTTACTGATGGGTGGGAAATTGCCCTTACTCGCACTAGCGGAACTGCATTAGCAACTTCTTTTAATGCTCCTTCAAATAGGGTGGCATACGGCGAAGTTAGCAGTTTTAATATTGTAGATGGTACAGTAAGAGCGAGCCTGAAAACAGGAACAAATAAAAAATCAATAGCAGGTATTTTAACTGGTATAACTGGAGGATCTAATAATTTTACTTTTAAAAGCAAAGACAAAAGATTGCTTACTGAATTATTTGCAGATGCTGATCACAATGGAAGTACAGAGCATACTTTATTCTTGCACTTATACTTAGAAATTGCCGGTATTTCAGGCACTACCGTAACTCTTGCGAATGCTTCTCCTATTACTCTTACTAAAAGATTTGGTATCACTGGCCCTCAACGTCCGACTACTGGAACCTCCGCATCAAGTGAACTTGCAAAAATTAAGAAGTACCCAGGAACTGATTTCCAATTTAATCCCGGAACTATAGATCAGGAGCCCTTGATTGGGATAGACGGAGTAGCGGGCACAAACTCCGTTGTTTTAAATAATATTAGTAGTACCGCTCTTGAAAAAGATACACCTATTATAATTACAGGTACGGGAGCCCAAGCTAGTTTAATTGACGAAGTAAAAATAGTGATAGCATATCCTAGCGGTCTTTATAGTATAGACGAAGGGAACGGTAAAAAGTTTAGTGCAGCAGCTGCCTATAAAATAGAACTCTCTGTTGATAGGGGAGGAAACAGTTTAGACACTTTTGAGGTAGTTCCTGGAAATGGGACATTCGGAGGCGTGCCTGTTTTTACAAATGAAACTTGGCAAGAAAGTGCAGTAACTTTTGAAACTAGAGTAAATTTAGAAGATTTCCAACCTTTTGCTAATTTTAAAATAAAAATAACTAGACTTACAAAGCATAGTTTCACAGAAGGCGGTGGTACAGTACAGATAGGTTCTTTACAGCTTTCTGGAGACGAAGACCACAAAATTATTGGCGCTGCACAAATACAAGCAGTAACAGGTATTATAAAAGAAAAACTAAATTTTGCATATACCGCTTATGCAAATCTTAAGTTTTGGTCAAAAACTTTTGGAAGTATGCCAAAGCGTACCTATGAATGCTATGGCTTAAAAGTAAAAGTGCCTTCAAACTATGTAACACGAGAAGAAGCAAATGGTATATCTGCCAACTACAAAAGAAATGTAAGCACAGGAGCAATAGAAAGCACTCCTCAGTTTTGGGATGGAAACTTTCGAGATGAATTAGTTTATACTGACAATCCTGCTTGGGTATTTCATGATATTCTTACAAATAATAGATATGGACTCGGTGACTATTTAGAAGCAGGTGATATAGATAAGTACTCGTTATATAAAATTGCCAGACATTGTGACGAGTTAGTTCCTGATGGTAAAGGTGGGCAGGAGCCTCGTTTTCGTGCGAATATATACTTAACAAAAGCTACAGACGCTTATAAAATAATGAAAGACTTTGCCACAGTTTTTAGAGGTATACTTTACTGGGCAGACTCTAAGTTTTTTGCAGTAATAGATGAAAAGAAACAACCTATTTTTAATTTTTCCCGTTCTAATGTTATTGATGGTCAATTTAGCTATGAAACTACAGGTGATAAGACTCGTATAAATCAAGTAGTTGTTGAATGGAACAATCCTGATAACGAGTTTAAATTAGAACCCCTAATAATTGAGGATAGAGAAAATCAAATAAAAACTTCTAAGATAAGAACTGAAAAAGCTATTGCATTTGGTTGCACTTCCGAAGGTCAAGCAATAAGGTATGGAAGATGGAAACTTTGGACTTCTATTAATCAAACAGAGGTTGTAAGTTTTACAACTTCTCTTAATGCATCTTTTCTAACTCCGGGGGATATAATAAATATTCATGATGATGTAGACTACGAAATACCTTTCAGCGGAAGAATGTCTGACTACAGCTCAGGAACTCCAAGTATTACTTTAGATAGAACTATTAACTCTCATTTTTCAGGCAGCCACAGTTATATTATAGCCGTGTTGCTTCCTAAAAGAACTATACTTTTAAATCAAGCTAGTGCTACTATTGCAACTTCTGGAGGCGATGCAAGTAAATCTAGAGGGGACGAAATAACAGAAGCCACTGTACAGGGGGCTGTCAGAACTCTTATACACAGTACAACAGGCACTGTAAATGGAGCTGTAAATAACTCTAAAAATGTTACGATGGATGCTTCAAACTCTTTAATAGCTGTAGGAGACACCATCACAGGAGCAGGAATAGACAGAACAATAACTGTAGAGGCTGTAAGCGGCACAAGCTTAACTCTATCTGACCCTCAAACGCTTGCGGATAATATAACTCTCACTTTCGAAAACCCAGAAACTACACAGCAAAACATCGCTAGCGCAGTAGATACTAGCGGGGATCCTTTAAATTTACAATATGAAGAAAGCACTATTGTGGAAGAGAGAACTCTTACAACAGGCAGCACTACAACTTCGGATGGCAAAGATACAATACCTTTAAGTTCGGCTTTTTCCGTAACTCCTTTGTCTGGAGCTGTGTGGGCGGTTAAAGAGATACCCTCTGGAGAAACAGAGGGAACTACGGCATCTTATAAACAGTACAAGATACTGAGTATTGCTGAAGATAATAACGCACAGTTTGGTATAGTTGCTGTAGAATATTATGAGTCAAAATTTGATGCCGTAGACAGTAAAGAGTTTACGGTTGCAGCAGATGATCCTCTATATCCACCCGAGAGAACAGAAGAAGTTCCTGCACCTAAAAATTTAAGAATTTTAAGAGAGCCTTTAGCTTCAGAACCTGGGGAAGAGTTTACACTTATGTGGGATCCCCCCGATCCACTGTCTAATACAGGTGTATCAGAAGTTTACGAAAACTTAGCAGAATTTGAAATTACTCATGACGTAGAAGGACTAGAGAGCCCTATTATAAGAGGGGCGGAGACTAGGTCAGAGCATTTCACAGGCGTTCCTAATGGATTTCATACTTTTGGAGTTAGAACTAAAAGTGGTTTAGGAAGAATGTCCGCCCGAAGTATTATAGAGGTACAAGTTAATGACATATTTGATGATGACTTCCCAAGAGTTTGGGGTGGAATAGTAAGAGGCGGTTTCTCAAGTGTAGACGTAGATGTCTCAAATAGTGGGGCAGATAAAGGAACTTTGAGATTTGACTCGGACGACTTTGTTGCGGCTCCTTTGCACGACCCTCAACTTGCAAAAAGAAATACTTCAGCGGATGCAAACAGCTTTAGCTTAGACTTAACACCTCTTGCAAATGCAAACTATCCCCAACAAAGCGGTCCTGGCAACGCATTTGACTGGGGCTATGCATTCATGGATTTTAGTAAGCTAGATGCTTCGAACCCTAATGCTGATGCTCTAAAACTCATTGCTTATAAAAGAGACACAACCCTAGACTTGACTTACTGGTACGATGTAACTAAGTTTCTTGCTAATGCCAATAATATATGGACGAGTGTGGGAAATGTAAATGTAACTCAAGGGTCTGTAAAAGTAACTGCTTCTTCAAGTATATTTACAGGCTTAGAAGTGCCTGAGTCTCTAAAAATAGGAACTGGCTTCGGAGCAAAAGTAGCTTATGTAGAAAGTGGGACAGTTCTTTATATGGACAGACCTTGGACGGCTGCTAGTGCAACAGGACAAGCACTATCTAAGCAAGAGCTAGAAATCAACTATAAAGATGACTTCATTATATCTCCAGTAACGTTTCACGCGGCAGGAACAGACGATGATAGCAGTAGCGGAAGATATGGGCTTGGAGGTGGAAACGGGGGTAACTCTTTCCTCGTTCTGAAGCCAGAACTAGAAAAACAAGGAAGAGCAATAGTAGTTGACTCAGATGTGCAGTTCTTAGAGTATAATGCTGCAGAGGCCCAACAGAGTGCTGCAGATATAAACTTAACTTTACAAGCGGTAGGATTTCAAGAGGCAGAATTTCAAGTTACAGGAACTGGTTTTAATTCTGTAAGTACGGCTGCAAGCTCTTTTGAATTTGCAGATCTAACCGTTACTGATAATAAAGTAAGTATAAAAATTCATGAAACGG